TTCCTGACTTCCTCAAATCTTCTTGTACTTCAACATAATTCTCCAACTTGAACTTACTGATCTCAAGTTGAACTTCAAGTGACATAGGATACCAAAGTTGAACTTCAAGTTGAGTAAGCCTAAGCCCCTTCTTCCCTTTCCCTCCTCTACTCTTCAGTTCATTTCCCTTCAACAATCCAAACTCTCCTTCCTGTGTGAATTTCTTACTGTACTCCAAGAGTTCCAGCCTCCTTGATTCCTCAGTTCCTGTAACCAAAACCAAAGCCAAAGAAAGCCTCCTATATTTCTCACCGTGAAATGCAGCCTCCCCACATCCATACACAAGTGTTTTTCCTTCCTCGTCCTTTATATGTACAGGTTGTTCCCAGAAGTTACTCAACGATCTGTATTCCTTCTTCTTATCAAAGAAAGTTACTACACCAGTTTTGCTCATTTCAAATAATATAAAGATCAAGTTCAAAAGTATAAATCTTGTATATGAGTTAAAATTTATTTCAATTTTTCTGAGATGCACTATAAATAATGAAAAAATAGCATAACACTATTTTTTACTAATTTTTATAATTTACTATCTAACTAGTTAATAACTAGTTACTAACTAGCTACTAACTAGCTACTTACTATCTAACTACCTAGCTATTAATTATTTACCTTATTATCTTATACTCCGGCTTACATCTCACCTTCCTCCAAGCTCATTGCATCTTCGTCTGAGTTCGTCCTAGGTCTTGGTCCTAATGATGATAGTAGTGCCTCAGCAGCAAACAAGTTGGCCTCCAATTGCGCAAGGTTAAGGTCTCCCATTTGCCCAAGGTGGTCTCCCATTTGCCCAAGGTCTCCCATTTGCCCAAGGTCTTCCATTTGCCCAAGGTGGTCTCCCAACTGCTCCAATTCCAGACGGCGAGGCATCACTTTCTTAGGAGCGTTGCATCCAGCTCCACAAACTGAGTCAGATCTTGGAGGCGTAAGCGGAGGCGTAAGCGGAGGCGTCTGAGGTGGCGTTCTTGGCTCTTGCACTCTTAAAGTAGGTTTCGCTTTGGCCTTCATATTTGCTTTAATAACTATTGCGTGTTTGTTAACCGGTCTTGTCGCTTTCGCTTCGGTCGCTTTCGCTTCGGTCGCTTTCGCTTCAGGGTAGATCTTGGCATTCCTCTTGAGCTCCGGTTTTTTATTCGGCCTTGAATCAGTTACGCTTTTTTCCTGGCTTGTGTTAGGGAGGACAACCCAGAACCATGGATCTTCGTACACGAGCTTGGCTCCAGTAAAGGCGCCAGCGCCGTCCTTGGAACTAAACAAAGTGGCTCGGAATCTGCGCGAAGCATCGGTAGAAAGCCAGTACTTCAAGTGCACATAAACAGCATTGTAAGCGCCCTTGGATCCGTTCTTTCTCACGAAATCTATTTTGTCCACGATGCCCAGATCTAATTTATCAAAGGTTGATGCAATTCGCTCCTTAGTGATATTAAGAAACACACGAGGAATGAAGAGACTTCTGGTAGAGGACATTGTTATTGCTTTGGTTTAGTTTACTACTTTCTTTTCGGGAAACTGTACCTCTAATAAATTGGTTATAAAGCATTTCAATTTTTTTAAACCCTCCCCCGTTTAATTCGGGAGCTTCGCTTTACTAATTTTTTCAAATTTCCAAAAAATTAGTAATCATATATTTGGCGCCACCTTTCTTAAAGGTGGCAAAAAAAATTGAAATGCTTTTTCTCTCTATAGTTCACTGTACATTTTCCCCAGTTACAACAGCAAAAGCAATCAACAATGTCTTACAGCAATTCCCGCAACACCAATTCCCGCAACAATTCCTCCAACCAGAGGGGTACCAGGCCTCCATTCTGCAAGGTGTGTTTTGATGCGAAGAAGCCGCAATCGGTCTACGAATCCCATTACGTAAAGGATCGTGAAGGTAAGGTAACTTGTGTAACTCTTTTAGAACAGGAATGCCGCTACTGCTACAAGACCGGACACACGGTCAAGTTCTGTCCAGCAGTAGCAGCCAACAATGCGCAGAAGGAGAAGGCCGAGAACTACCACAGAAGACAGCAGGAAGCCGAGGAGCGCAACAAGAGACAGGAACAGGCCAACGCAGCAGCAGCTGCTAAGGCGAAGATGGCATCTAAAGGAGGATTCGCAGCACTAGTAGACTCCGACGACTCTGACGACGAGCAACGCCCAAAAAAGCTTCCTAATCAAGCGCAAAAGAAGGAGGAGTTCCCTGCTCTGGGAGCACCATCCAAGCTTGTGACGAAGTCTGTTACCGAAAAGACATCTTTCGCAAGCGCCTTACAGAAGAATCCAGAAAAAGTCCAGAAGGAGCGCGAAGAAGCAGCAGCAGCTTCGGGATTCACAGTTTTGAGCCGAAATACAGATGGAACTACAAGGAAACAGGAAATTAAGATGCCGAGCTCAATGCCAAGCTCATCAGAACCAGTCTTTGTCAAACGCAAGATCACAAACTGGGCATCAATGGATTCCGAAGACGAAGACGATGAATTCTTGTCGCCAAACGTAACAGTAAGACGCACTGTGTCAGTGTATCAGCCAGAGGAGGCGTGCGTAGACAATTCGGCCTGGTAAGCGAAGCAACCGAAAAGCGAAGCAACCGAAAAGCGAAAAATATTTGTAGTAGTTAGTAGTTAGTAGTTAGTAGTTAGTTAGTAAACGAAAAACAAAAACAAAAACAAAAAAAGTAGTTTATAATAATTAAAAAGAAAAAGGGGGACTATTCCCTTTTTTCGTTTATCGTTTATCGTTTATCGTTTATCGTTTATCGTTTTTCGTTTTCTAATTTGAAATCCATTTAAACAAATAACAAGAAATAGTACATCTTGAAAATGTCAACCCAACAACAACAGCAAACAATATATGCAGTCATTCCTGACAATTCATCTTGGGAAGACATCATTATTTTTCTCTCTTTAAAAGATGCAGAAAACGCACTCAACAATGATTTCCCGAGACGAAGAATAGAACATTTTGTAAGATCGGAGCCATCAGGAGGTTATATTCCTTCTTATTTGGTGACATATGGAAAAAACTTGGGTATAAATAGTAATCATAATCCAACAGATAGTAAAAACCAATCAGAAACCCAAGATAACCTTCCAATTTTCACCAAGTATTACAAAGTGAGTGATTCATCTGTTAATAAAATAACTAATTGTAGTTCAAGATGAATCAAGGAACTTTGGATCAAGGAACTTTGGATCAAGGAACTTTGGATCAAGGAACTTTGGATCAAGGAACTTTGGACTCAGGAACTAAATTGTAAAAATTAGTTCATCATAAAATTTGACACAAACTTTATTAAAGGCTCCAAAAAATTGAAAACTTTTTACTTGACAAGTCTACCAGTACAATTCCCCAATCAGTTAAAGCAAAAGCAAAGCAAAGCAAACCAACAATGAACGCAATCATTTGCAAACATACCATTTCTTCAGAAATGATTGTTAATAATATTCCTTACAATTATACACCAGGAGAGACTAACAGAATGCTGCGTGAGCTTCTAGAGCGTTTTAGAGAAACTCAAGCTCAACGAAGCACAGCAGTTGTGACCGAGGACTATATGGCGCTACCACCCGCAGAAGACGAAGACGAAAATGAAGCCGAGTCCGAATGGGAAAACTACAATGACGAAGATGAAGTCAATTCCGGTTCAGATTCCGATTCAAATGCCGAATCAGATGCCGAATCAAACGAGGAGAGGTTTGCCGAATCAAACTCTATATCAGAAGAAGAACTACAAGTGCAGTGCCAGGAAATCACTGGCAAACCATTAGCAGAACTCCTTGTAACCTTAGGCGAATGCAGCATCTGTCTTGACCCAATTGATCAGCTCGTCAACGTGTCCAACACGAGATGTGGTCACACCTTTCACACACACTGCTTCTTGAGGGCGATCCAAAACGGATCAGGCAACTGCCCCAACTGCAGGGCACTCCTAGTCGTCAAAGAAGACGAAGAAGACGACGACGAAAGCGACTACGACTCGGCCGATGACGAAGACGAAGACGAAGACGATGATGAAGGCAGTGAAGCCAGTGTAGTTAGCGAAAGAGTCACGTTGGAGCAAACAGCAACTAAGCTGCAGAACCTAGGTTACTCAGTGGCAGACATCTTAGCATTCTACGTCGGCACGACCATCCGCTCACAAACTCCAGAAAAATACAATATGGAGTTCTTCATCAAGATGAACGAAGATCTAGATGGAATCTTGGACGGCAGAATCCCGCTATCACAGCGTGACACGAGGTCTTACGCAGCAGCCCTTACAGGAGTAAGCGGACCCTCAACTGGGATTTAGAGTAGTAGTTAAGTAGTTAAGTAGTTAAGTAGTTAAGTAGTTAAGTAGTTAAGTAGTTAAAGTAGTTAAGTAGTTAACTAGTAGTTAGGTAGTTATTATATGTTTTGCCCAACTTTTCAGAAAAGTTGGTAATTAAGTAATTTATTAATCAAAAAATCAAAAATGAAAAAATGGTAATCATAAAAGGTTACCATTTTTTCTTATACCATTTTACAATTTGAATTATGATGAATCATTTGGATTTTTATTTTGTTTCTCTTTATTTTGTTTCTCTTTAAAATCTATTTTGGTCAATGCATATTGTCCACAAGGACCACAATGATCTTCATTTGATAAATCTATTTTAAAATTCATTTGTTTATTACAACTTTCTAATCTCCATCTACCAGTAGGTTTTGGAGATTCCTTTGGAAATAATTTTTTAACAATAGTTATTATGTATTTCATAATATCTAATAACTATTCTTTATTTGTTTTTAAGTATTTTATAAATAAACTCATCATTCACAATGACAATCTAAATCTAAATCTAAACAACAATATTACATCTAAGCAACAACGCCTTGTAAAGTACCAAACCACTTTGCCTGATGAATAAAATCAGACCATTTAGCAGTTATCAATAATATCCATCCCAACATAAAGAACAAAAGTCTGGTCTCATAATCAATAACGGCCATCTTAGGTCTAAAAGGAGTGAAAAATACAATCAAAATAACAGCCATACCAACGACAAAGACGAATTCACAACGCTTCTTCCAATATTCAATGAGTTCAATGGTCTTCTTATCACCACCTCTCTTCTTCAAATAAACTTCATAAACAGCGCCTAAGATAAACAAGGTCTTGAGCAAAACGAGAAAATAAACATAAATATGGAAAAGTGTCATCTTCTAATTATATAATAAAGAGAGAAAATACCCAAATACCCAAATACCCAAATACCCAATACCGAAAATAAATTGTTTTATAATAAATAAAATAAAATAAAGATCCAATTATGAACCCAGCAAATTTCAACTCTAATTTACAACAAACTCCAGTTAATCAAACATTCAATTATGACTCATTCATCCAGCCCTTTCATTTAAAACCGATGTTTTCCATTACCTGTATTTTTTGTACAAGTTCAAATACAAATTCAATAAGTCAAGATGGTTCATTAAGGCAATGTCTAAATTGTAGGAAGCAGTTTCAATCCCAAATTCAACCTGCAAATAATTTGCAACATATGCCATCCTTAGAACCTATAAAACCAGTAACAACCTTTCAAATTTTACAACGACCTGTATTCATAGATCCAAACCCACAACAGCAACAACAACAACAACAGCAACAACAACAACAACAACAAATCCAATATCATCATCAACAACAAAATCATTGCCAAAGACCCCCGGCATCCCAAAATCACTATGATCCATTTTTCTCTCAAATTAATGTATACAATAAATAGATGCCCTGTAAAATCACTTGTTTATTAGCCACAGCGTTCTTAATTTCAATGATTTATTTCAGTAATGCAACAACGCAATCAGACACAATAAAACATTATGAGAGCCAGTTGCCTTCCAACCTCAAAAAAATATATAATGAAATCGCCCAAGAACGTCTAAAGATCTATTTCTATGGGTACACACTAGGTCTGATACTTTCTCTCATCATCATCATTTATAACTATCAAATTCGCAATCCAAGAGAGAAATACAATGTAGCAACAATTACTTGTACAGTAATAACAGTTTCCTTCATAACCAACTACTTTTATTATATGTTGAGTCCAAAAACAAAATGGATGCTCAACTATGTCAACACTCCTGAACAAACCAAGGCGTGGCTAAATATGTATAAAGATATGCAGAAGTACTATCACACAGGATTAGTATTAGGATTAATTGCAGTAGCACTAATTTCCATTGCATTCCGATGCTGAATCGCTGAAAAAAGAGAACTGTGAAAAGTGCACCCCGCCATCAACTTTTCACAAACCAACTTTTCAAAAACCAACTTTTCAAAAAAGTTGGGCAAAATATGTTTTTTAAGTAGTTTGGCTCCACCTTTTCAAAGGTGGATTTTTTAAGTAGTTTGGCTCCACCTTTTTTAAAGGTGGAAAAGGTGGATAAAACTACTTAAAGCCAACCCATTATAGTATGTTGGATAGGAACCAGCAACCCGAGAACGAGAGAGAAAGAGAACGAGAGAGAAAGTTAATGGATCGCAAACAGGAGCAGAGTAGCAGAGTAGCAGAGTAGCAGAGTAGCAGAGTAGCAGAGTAGCCGAGTAGCAGAGTAGCAGAGTATCAGGTAAGTGTAGATAAATTTAGTAAGCGGATTGAGGATTTCAGATGTAGATAAATTTTATTATAGCGAACAGGTTCCTTCACAGCAAACTAAACCAACTTTAAGATATGATGATTGTTGCATTTATGCAACAGTTGTTTAGCTATTGCGACTTACCAAAGTTTGCATTAGCATTTTGCCAACAATTATTTATGGCAAACCTTTTTCCCTGTCAGGAAAGAGGTATAATTTTTTTAAAGAGCGTTAGCTCAACTGAAAGAGCGTTAGCTCAACTGAAAGAGCGTTAGCTCAACTGAAAGAGCGTTAGCTCAACTGAAAGAGCTTTAGCTAAACTTTAAAAGTTTATCAGGTCTCATAGTGTAGTGGTTAGCACTCCAGACTTTGAATCTGGCAACCTGGGTTCAAATCCCGGTGAGACCTTTTCCACCTTTTAAAAAGGTGGAGCCAAATATTTAGTATTCGTACAGCAATCCCAAAATCAAACAACTATTGACCAAAAATGAATACAGCAACTCAAACTATGACAGATCAACTTCTTACCAAATACAATAAGAAGAATAGCAGGTTCAACTCCTGCAATAGTTAAAATCAACTTATATATGAAATAGTGTAAAGTTGAGACTAGGCGAGCCTTTTAAATATCTTCTTACAGCAATCACAAAATCAAACCTTCTAATTTTGACCAAAAAGAAGATAGCAATAACAAGTGCTCCGGTAGCTCAGTTGGTTCAGCAGCACTCGACTGTTACAAATTATAAATATTATAATTGCAAATATCGAGAGGTCGCAGGTTCAATCCCTGCCCGGGGCGTTTTTAATTTTACATCCAATTGTAAAATTAAATACTAATAACAAATAAACTATTTAACAAATCAATTTAAAGTTAACAGCCACATTAAATAAAGAGAATGACAAATGTCTATGAAAATGTTATGGAGGAATTCAATAAAAGAGGGTGCAAGTTATTGAATACAAAAGAAGAATACAATGAAATTATAAAAACAGCATATAAAAGTAACTATAAGTTAAATTATATTGCATCTTGTGGACATAGTCATATTGTTTTTTATAATGTTTTCAAATCCAGAGGGACAGGTATCAATTGTCCTCCTTGTGTAAATAAAAGGAATGGAAATGAAAAAAAGGAGAAAATTAATAATAATGAAATGTCAGTATTATGTAACATAGAACAAGAATTTGATTTTATAAAAAAAATGCAAAATATTTTACAAAATGAATTTGAAATCACAAAGGCATTTGATGGTTGTCTTGTAGATGTTATATTAAAACCCAAGAATATTTCAGATGATAAATGGATTGGCATTCAAGTTAAAACAACAAATAATAGACATCTAACATATAGTTTCAATATTAATAATCATTATAAAGATTGTTTGCTTTTATTATATTGTTGCGAAGATGAAAGTATGTGGTTGATCCCTGAAAATATAATACCAAAACAACAAAAACTAAGTATTGGATTCAATAAATCCAAATACAATATTTATAAAATAAAAAAAGAGGACATACTTAATAAGTTATATGAGTTGTATAATACAACAACTAAATCAGAATTTGATACATTAAATACACCTATTAATATTTATCAACAGAGAGAACAAAATTATAGAAAGTTCAGAGAATCAAAAATAGATTTTTTAGAATTTACATATGATGATATGGAAGGAACAGTTTATGATTTCAAGATAGGAAATTTAAAAATACAAGAAAAGGTAAGCAAAATAAATAATGAACAAAGATGTAGCTTTAATTTATGCAAAAATAATAGAAAGACACATAAATATATGCAATATGATATAGGGGACAACGATTTTTATTGGTTGAATTGTGACAATAAAAAAACATTTTTTGTATTACCCGAAAAAGTTCTTATTGATAAGGAGATAATTGGAAATAAAAAAGAAACAAATAACTCAATATTTTTAAAAATAACAATTAAAGATATACTTCATCCAAAGAACTCTTGGTTGCAGCCTTATATGTTTGACTATGAAAATATAGAGAAAGACAAAGAGAGAATTTTACAAATTTTAAATTGTTAACAAAACAAATATAAATATTACTACATCAATAATCTATGCATAGTCAAGATCATTTGATCAAATACAAAGAGTATCATAAGAACTCCACAAATATTGCCATTCATCAAGCCTGTGTCCCGCTAATATTAGCCACAACATATGCAGCGTTTTTAACACCAAATCTAGCACTTGCACTCAATGTCTTTTATTCATTGAACTATCTCCTTTTTGATGTATTTTCCCAAAAAAGCATAAACTGCATAGGTTATTTACAGGCTATCTATGCACTAAGTGTTATTCAAAGAAATCTCCTAAGTCAGCAAGTAAACATAATCATCCATTTATTATCCTGGGCTCTTCAAATTTATGGCCATAAAATCCACGAAAAAAATAGCCCGGCATTTTTGGACAACTTGTATGATTCGTTTTTATTTGCACCATATTTCACATTTTTAGAGACGTTCTATCCTGATACAATGAGACAGATCCAGATCCAAGACCCAACCCAAACCCAGACCCAGACCCAGACCCAGATCCAAGACCCAACCCAGATCCAAGACCCAACCCAGACCCAGACCCAGACCCACCCAAAATATATTATTATAAAACAGATAAACAACAAGAACAACAAGAATATCATATATTTTGCAGGATTATTTCAGAAAGCAGATAAACATTATGCCAAGATAGCAGAACAGCTTCCAGATTTCAATCATATTTTTATAAATGTATTTTTTGAAAATGGTGACAATTACAATGACACATTAGTCAAGATTTACGAAGAATTGAATAATAATCCAGAATACCAAGATGACTCAAAACAAGACCAACAACAAAAAACAGAATGTATCATCGGATTTTCATTTGGAGGTTCTCTAGCTAAGCAATACAAACAGATCATCTTTGAGAAAGAACAATTTTATACAAACTGTATTTTAATATCACCAGGCGGTTTCAAAAGCAATACAATTTGCGAAAGGTTCATAACAACAATAAGCCAACCTCTTTACAAATTATACAATAATACCAAGTGGTATATGATCAGTAATTATCCAACCTATCAGAACCATCATAATCTGACAATAAATGACTATTTGATTCATTCTACACACGACCAAGTCCATAATCCAGACCTTTCCAGCTACGACCCAGTATTTACAAGCGCCATAAAAATCAGCTTGAACTACGCACAACATAAAGATATGTTACTAATCATCCAAAAACAAAAAATCATCCAACAGCTTATACAAAATGAGTACAATATCAATGAAGTTAAAAAGAAGTCACTCACTTCCACACTAAGTAAACTCTTATTTGGTGGTCATTTCTATCCATATCATATTGGACTTTGGTTATCCGTTTCAACATATAATTTATATTCCTTCATAACAAACCAATACTCCCAATACTCCCAATACTCCCAATACTCCCAATACTCCCAATACTCCCAATATTCTCCATATTCCCCATATTATTTTTTTAGAGGCTTCTTTTTAGCATCAACTGTTTGGTCGTTTACAGAATATGCTTTCCATCGTTTTATATTACATAAATTCTTTGGTAAACATCACAATAAGCACCACGACTATCCAAATAAATTGTCCATTATTCATACCCCGATGCTACTTGTTGTCTTGAACTGGTTTGCCTATTATTTTCTTTTCCAAAAATTTCTAAACCCACAAGAAATGACGAGTTATTGTATTTTCTTCCCGCTGAATTATTTGGCATTTGAATACACACATTTACTGTCTCATAGTTATGTGGGTAAAAACAAGATTATACTCAATGCAAAACAATATCATAAGCTACATCACTTAACACCAAATACCAATTATAGTTTCGTGACACCGTTTTGGGATTTTTGTTTTGGAACATTATCACCCAATTATAAGATCAAACCAGAAGAAATTGTATTTGGTTATATACCATTTTATTCGTTTTTATTTCATCCAGTTCAGATTCAATCTCAGAGTAAGGATCATTCAGAGTAGTTCTCAGTCTCAAAATAGATTCAAAATAGACTATAAAAAATAAATATAAAAACAAAAAACAATAATAAATCATATTATTCAGAACACAATGCATCATATGATTTACCCCACAATCGGAACATTAGCTTATTTGAGCTACCCAAAAAATATAAGAATTCCATCAAACATACTGAATCCGCTTTCTATAATCCATAATTTATTCCTAGCGCTATTCAGTGCGTATACTTGTGTAAGTCTTGTTAGTCTTATACTAGAAGACGGGATTCATTATGAAGCCCATTATTATTTGAAGCAAACCCCACAAACAGACCGCGATCAAAAATACATCTCACTCCTTTTCTATTTTTACTTATCAAAGTATTACGAATATGCAGACACTTTCTTATTATATTTGAAGAATAAGGAACCGATTTTCTTACAGAAGTTTCATCATATTGGAGCCGTAATTTGCTGGCACCTTTGTTATATCAATAAAGTGGATGCAATTTTGGTAGGCACCGTTCTAAACTCTGGTGTACACACAGTAATGTACAGTTATTATTTGTTGACGCTGTTTAATATAAGATTAACACTAATAAAGCCATTGATTACAAAAATGCAACTGGTACAACTAGTTGTAGGGAATTTGATTTGTGCTTACAACTATGTGCCACCAGTAGAGTCGTATATCAATTATGGGTGTATTTTGTTTACAAATGCGTATGTTTTTGTATTGATTTATTTGTTCTCGGATTTTTACAAGAAGAACTATTTGAAATCACATTCGCAAAATTCAAATACAAATCCACAACATACTTCACAAACAATAAAAACAGAATAATATTTAAACCTATAATAATTTTATAATAATATATAAAATGGACAAAGCAAAAGAAATCCAAACTTTAGATACAAAAGATATAGCCAAACCAATTATTGAATTGTCAAAAAGTAAACCTATAAAAACTCCACTAATAATATCTTTTTTAAAATACTTAAGTTGTATTTCCAGTAAACCAAGTGTAATAAAAACACAATCATTAGGAGATGCGTTTGCTCAAGCCAATTTAGAATTACAAGAACAAGCAGAAGACAAACTGAAAACAAAAGTAGGAAACAGAGAAGCAGAAGCAGAAGCAGAAGCAGAAGTAGAAAAAGCAGTACTAGCAGTAGTAGAACAAGCCCAAGTTTTAAAACAAGCACAAGAACAAGCACAAGCACAAGCAGAAGCACAAGCACAAGCAGAAGCACAAGCCAAGTTAAACCAATTAGATATAATGAAAGCGCAGTCCAAAGAAGACATTATGGATCCAACAACCATTGAAATTTTAATAAACGTAGTTGATGGAGTAAGAGTCATTACTGAAAAAATAAAAGAAGAGAAAAAAGAAAACGAAAAGATGGATGAACCTGGTGAATAAAAATCAATAACAAAATAAAATAAAATTTATTATTGATTATCTTTTACAATAACTTACTCGGAACCAGAAGCCGAATCCGAAGCCGAACCCTTCTGGAACTTCTTGATGCACTCCCAAATCTTCGCACTTTCATCAATACTAAAAATCCCGCGTCTTTGAGCTAGGTTCAAAAAAGACACCATCAAATTTAGCGCAACAATTTCAGAAGTCACCTCAACATCCACAAGTCTAGGCTGAGGAGGAGAAGCAGCATCTACAGGAACATTTTGAACAGAATCAGACATATTATAATACTTATTCAAAACCAATTTTTAAATAGGTTTTAAATGAAAATATATTTCTATCCACCTTTGGAAAAGGTGGAGCCAAAGTGTGGGAAAGGTGGAGCCAAAAGTTATCGCGATTTGGGATAATTTGACTCCAAACAAACCAAAATGGAGATAGGGGATGCTCCAAAAGTGGATAAATCTTTGGCTACACCTTTCCTAAAGGTGGAAAAAATTGAAATCAAATTCTTTCAATAAATAATCTGTACACTTTCCAAACAGCCAGCAATAATGTCGTCCTTTAACCAAGAAATCAATAATCAATCAGAGAATTCTCAAGTTGAGCTTATCAAAAGTAGCTTTATCAGTTTCCATTCAAAGGAGGATGGGTTCCAGCTTTATCCAAGAATAAGAGCACAAACGCAAGTAGAAGCACAAACGCAAGTAGAAGCACAAACGCAAGTAGAAGCACAAACGCAAGTAGAAGCACAAACGCAAGTAGAAGATCAAACGCAAGTAGAAGCACAAACGGAAGACTTGAAAGCGAAGCTCCCGAGTCAAGAGGAGGGAGACTTGTATTTCGGAGTATTTGAACTAGAAATGGCGCAAACTTCAATGACCCAAAAGGAGCAGTCCATCAATTCTACCAACGATATGTCAGGATCAATGCATGACTTTTGCAACGATGGCCGATCAAAGATGCAGCATCTGCAGCTTACCTTAGAAAATATAATGCGCCTCTTAAGCGCCAATGCAGAGAAAATATCAGTCAACTTAGAAATCACCGGATTTGACGATAATATAGTCAAAGTGCTTGAGCAGACCAAAATCACAAATGACCCTGAAGAAACACAAAAAATTATAAATAAGGTAAAGTCATTGCTTTACCCGCGCGGATCAACAGACATTGGACTTGCACTCCAAGATGCGACCGCCAAGATGCAACAACATACCAAAGAAAACCAGAAGTCGCTCATCTTTATGACAGACGGACTCATAACTAAGGGAACCACAAATATTGAAACCTTGAAACAATCAGTCCCATCAGATTCGCAGAATTACTTCATAGGCTTTGGCTCAGACCACGACTTCAAGCTGCTACAGCAACTCGCGTCAGTCAACGCAGGCTCCTACTACTATGTAGACAAGATTGAGAACGCGGGTCTAGTATTCGGAGAGATTATCCACAGTATCTTGTACACAGCCCTTAGAAACGTCACGATCAAGGTCACAAATGGCGAGATCTACGACTTCCAACGCAATCAGTGGCTAACAGAAATCAGTATTTCAAATCTGTGCGGTGAGGCTAAGAAAACCTTCCACGTTAGGAGCCAGAAGCCAAGCGATTTTGAGCTCACCTTGACAGGACTAGGAGATGAAGGAGATTACAAACACGAAGAAACTACTTTGCCTCCACTTCTAGATGATGAAACTGGAACCATACAACCAACCGACCTGACAAAGTTTATGTACAGACAGAAGGTCTTGGAGCTCCTTTATCAGACAACGATTCTAGCCAAGAATATTTATGCAACAAAACAATCCAAGACAAAGCATCAAAATTTGCTGAGGGACTTGAGGAAGCAAATAGAGGCTTATTCGGCATCACTAGATGCAAAGGAATCAGGAGACAAAGACTACTTGAAGCAGCTGACAGACGACTTGTACATAAGTGAGAAGACGATCCATTCAGAAAAAGCGCTGCTTTATACGACAGTGAGACAAAATGCCCAAGGACGAGGAACATCTTACAATATGACACAAATAGAGAAATGTTCTTTAAGACGACAACACGCATTTAATGGGCAACAAGATAATTACGAAGACGATGAAAAATGCGAAGACGAGTATAACGTGGCTTCAAATCCTCTCAGCAGAGCATACACTTCGCACACCCAGGCTGAAATTATGCGCACCTGTAGTGCACCAAACAAAGGCCAATACCCAGACCCAAACCAAGATCTAGACCCAGAGCCATATCCAGAGAACGAAGAAGCAGAAGCAGAAGCACAAGCAGAAGCACAAGCACAAGCAGAAGCACCAGAAATTATGAGATCAAATGCGTTACAAAGATCATAAATTATAAATTAAAAATACAAACTATAAATAATAAACCGCAACAGTAATAAAAATCAAAATAATCAAAATAATCAAAACAATCAAAACAAATAAAACAAATAAAAATTCATAATAAAAATTTTGTTATTATAAATATTTTTTTCATTTTAGATTCATTCATTTTTAGTCATAGTTATGAAAAAAAGCAGGCACTTCATCTCCAAGCAAGTTATTACTACTCAAATTTTGCCCAATTTCACCAATAACATCATTATTAGCATTCTGTAAAAGCGAATATTCACTATTATCAACTACTGCTTCAACTGACTCAGAATCAACTCCAGATTCAGGTTCATCTAAATGCAAACCATCCAAAGAAGTCGCTTTATTTAATTCATCACGTAACTTACTCAAAACAGGGAATTGATTTTTTTGAGTTTTAGTCTTTTTTTCTTGACCGAGTCCCCACATAATCTTCCAAATATCAGAGACCTCAGTTCCATTACCTACATCCAACTTGAAAGGACACGTGTATTCAGGCACATCATTGAGACTTATACAAGGATTACACTCGGAATTAATAAAAGAAAACCCAGTAAGTTCCTTCGGAATATCAGCAGGAGATAATTCGGTAACTTTCTTATCCATAGTAGAATTGATACCATTATAGCCTAAGTATTCTATTTTTTGCATAACAGCAGAGCCATCTGCAGCCGTTCCACAACGAATCAAATTATTAATATTTTGAGGCATATTCTTAGGATGTCCAATAACAGCACCGTGTGTCAAAAATACACCTTCCTTAGAACCCCAGGCAAGGACCTCTTTAATCGCATTTTCATTATAAATGGCTTGTGCATCTGATAAGGCGATCCCAGGATCAATAGATATATTTGAACTACCACCAACTGCATTCATATACAATTGTTTGACTTTTTTGGACCAAGGCCATTGACCGGTTTCAAATAATTGCATTGCTTCATCTTCAGTTGCCTGTCTTTGAACAACATTCAAATCATATTGCACATTTGGATTCCTAGAGGCTTGAAACTCTTTGAAGTCTGAAATAACTTGATCCGACCATCCACCTTGAAAACCTTCTTTCTTCAAAGAAGACGAAGACGAAGACGAAGACGAAGACACAGTTTTAACAGATATATTTGAACTCAAATAAATAATCAATAATAATAAGCCTAGTCCAATAGACAAGTTCTTATCAAAGAACCAAATTCCAGCCAAAACAACAAACAACAATAAATTTCCTAAAAGACTGTGAAAAGCAAAAACAAAAACAGATGGCTTCAAATATAAGACAACTGCAAATGCAATAAAAACTGAGATAATACTAATAAACATAGAATTATTTTTAGGGAGATAAATATTAATAATACTTTTTAAAACCTTAGACATACTCTTATAATAACACAACAAAATCCACCTTTAGAAAAGGTGAAGCCAAATATAAATGTAACTTTTCTCAACTTTTTCTAAAAGTGAATAAAAGGATATAAACAATTCAGAGACAAATACTATAAATAGTTACTCCAAAATGTATGTATATTTGCAACCATTAAGCGGATTTAACGATATTTTATGGTTAATAAATTATACTCTTGACTACTGCAAAAAATATAATAGAATACTTTTATTAAACACTGTAAATTCTGTTTATAAAATAAACTTTTCAGATTATTTTGATTTCCAAGAAAATGAAAAACACATTATTTATGATATTAATGAAATTAGGAGAATTTGTTTGAATCCAAATCCAAATTCAAACTCAAACCCAAACATAACAGTTTATCCAAATTTTTTCAACAACAAGATGGAAGATATACTAGATGAAAAAATCAAATTTGAATGGCTACAACATAATCAATTTCATTATCAAGGCCATATATTAGATCTACCAAATTATCCAATACCAGAAAAAATCATATTGTATTCAACTTTTGGATCCGGAGATGGGTTTGAAATCTTAAAAACAATAAAAATCAAATATAATCTTCTAAATTATTGCAAAGAAAAACTGGCAATAATACCAAGACCTTATCTGGGTATACAAGTAAGAAATACAGATTATAAATGTGATTATATTGAATATTATGAAAAAAACAAGACAACCATCCATTCTTATAAGGCAATCTATTTGGCAACAGATGATAAAGAAGTATTAAAGTTTTTTGTATCAAAAAAGTTGTATATATATAGTTTCACTAGTTATCCAGAAAATCAATCAATTAACTTACACGAATCAAGTGTAGATAGTGATAAAAAAATCAAAAATCTAATTTGTGATATTTTTATACTTACAAATTCAGAAAAGTTATTGTCAAATTCAAAAGGAAGATTTATTAATTTAGTTAGGTCTTGTTATGAAGATAGAAATACATTATTCAAATACTATAAAGATATAAATATTTTTGATATAGTAATAAATATAGGTCCAAATGATATAAATATAATAGAAAAACAAATAAAATATACTAAAAAAAATATAATTGGATATAGAAACATATATATTATTTGTTATGATGATAATCTACAAATTTCTGGATGCATTTCTGTATCAGAAAATATATTTCCTTTTTCAAAAAAAACAGTATCAAATTATCACGGAAATTCATCTAGAAATAATTGGTATTTTCAACAATTATTAAAATTATATTCGGGAATAGTTATTCCAAATATATTAGATAAATATTTGGTGATAGATTCAGATACATTTTTTATAAGACCAACAATTTTTTATGAAAATGATAAATGTTTATATAACTATGGTACAGAATATCATTTACCTTACTTTGATCATATGAAAAAAATGCATCCAAATTTAATAAAAATAGATAGTACAAAATCAGGTATTTGTCATCATATGATGTTTGAAACAAAATACATAAAAGAACTTTTTAATATTATTGAATCGCTGCATAATGATAAATTTTATAATGTATTTTTAAAAAACATTACTTCTGATAAGTTTGAGTTATCAGGAGCATCTGAGTATGAGATTTATTTTAACTATATTTTATTTAAACACCCAGATAAAATAATAATAAGACCATTAAAATGGAAAAATACAAATAGTTTGAATGATTTATACGGAGACTATGATTATTTATCATATCATCATTGGATGATAAATTAGAATAAATTAGAATAAATTGTTATTTGTAGAACCGAAACCACCTTCCCCTCTTGCAGTCTCAACTCCTAATTCGGTCTCAGAACCCACCAAAATCACATAAATAGGTACCAATCCAGGCGCACATATTTGTGTCAAACGATCATATTTCTTCATACAATATTGTGTCAACGTTGACAAGCCAATAGAAGTATTATTCAAATAAGAAGGATCGTTCATAGCCAAACAATCAAATGCGCCGATTAATGGCCCCCTATAACCACTATCAATAATCCCCACGCTATTTGCCAGACGTAAAACGGTGCCAGATAATGAAGAGCGAGGATACATATAAAATCCGGTGTTTGCACAAACCCCACCATTTTCATAAAAAATCTGCGCCATACACTTGAGACCAAAGTTGATCTTATTTAGTTTGCCTGGAATTGTCAAAGTATCATCGGGGACAAAAATGTCAAATCCGGCATCACAGAAGTCATCACTTAGAACCTTATTGTTATGCTTTGCAACCGCAGTCTGGTATCTCTCTAATAACTGATTATCATTACCAGAAACATACATCTTCAATACCATTAAGTGAGGGTGTTTCTGAAAAGCAGTGGCTAATAAGGCATTTTGCATAATAAATACATTATTATTTTGCATCAAATTATTTTGCATCAAGTTATTTTGCATTATATAATATATTATAATACAAAATCTTTAAATAACCTTTTTCATGAACTTTTCAAAAAGTTGAGCAAAACTCTTTTCAAAAATTTGGCTCCATATCAACTTTTCAAAAAGTTGAGCAAAACTCTTTTCAAAAATTTGGCTCCATATCAACTTTTCAAAAAGTTGAGCAAAACTCTTTTCAAAAATTTGGCTCTCAGCTTCGCTTATTACCTTTCCCAAATGGTTTTGGCTCCACCTTTCCCAAATGGTTTTGGCTCCACCTTTCCCAAAGGTGGAAAAGGTGGAAAAGGTGGAAAAGGTGGAAAAGGTGAATTTATTGATCATTCAATCTAAATAAATTCAAAAACAAGTTCACAATATCTAAATAATAGTCCATAGAAGCGGTAATGAAGTCGCCGTAATAGTCGCGCTGTAGAATTTTATTGGTGTCATAAATGATGTAAAGAGAGAACAAAATCACTCCAATAATAGACAAACCAATAATATGCTGACCCAATGTCCCAGAAAAGATCATCACAATTTTAACAATGATCAATAACAACAAGGCATATAATAAGAACAATGCAGTACGAAGTCCCAATTTTACACCAGAAGCCAATAAAAACGCACCGACCAAGAACAATGCACCAAAAATGGCAATTGTTTCCAAAACAGCTAGATGAATAATATCTTTTGTAGACCCTCCACTTGCGCCTCCACTTGCGCCTCCAGAACCAGTCTTCTTTCCATCATTCTTTCCATCATTCTTTCCACCTTTGCCTTCATCATTTATTCTAGATAGATTCAGCCCCAAAAGTCCCGAAAAAACACAGAACAATATGAATTTCATAAAGCTAGGCATTGGCACAAAACTCATAATCATAAGGATACCAATAGTAGCAAACAAAATGACCCAAGTATTGACATCAGGACCTTTGTAATTCATCATTAAATAATAAGTAATGCCTAGTTGTACAAGTAAGTTACTAAAAACAAGAAGCAGAAACTCCTTTTTCTCCACAATTAATTCATATATATTATTTGCACTACTTCCTGAAGCAGAACCATAACCCTTTTTGGCGCCTCCCTTCCATAAAAAGCCAATACCCTTTCCACAACCACATTTTTTCTTACCTCCAAAAAGGGTTCTATATAAGCTTGACTTTGCATATCTAGATTCTGATCCCGATTCTAATCCCATTTTATATATTATTATGATAAAATATAAAACGCATAAATCATATAAATTAAATCAACTAATTTATAATTTAAATAATACATAAAATATAATTATATATTATGCCATTTGTTCAAGAACTTTTACAATATATGAATGATGTTTTTATAGAAACAGGAACGTATGAAGGTGATACAGTAAGTATAGTTGCAAATAATGAAAACTATAAACCTTCAAAAATTATTAGCTTGGAGTTATCGGAAGTTTTTTTCAATAACTGCAGAGAACGTTTCAAATACAAAAGAAATATAACAATTCACAAAGCAAATAGCAAATATGAATTATTAAATATAATAAGTCCAATTGATTCTCAAATTACATTTTGGTTAGATAGCCATTGGTCTGGTGTTGCAAATATTGGATGTGATCCTGAAACAATATGTCCAATATTATATGAATTGGAACAAATAAAACAACATCCAATAAAAACGCATACAATAATGGTAGATGATATTCGTCTAATGGATAACCATCATTTTCCTGTTAACCTAGATGAAATCCTAGAAAAGATCAAAGAAATAAATCCAAATTATATTATAAAATACTACGATGATTGGACATCACAAAATGATGTATTAGTAGCCTTTATTGAAAAATAATAATCCTAACCAGAAATGGTAAGAGGAGTATGATCAATAATATATTGATTCAACTTCTCCTTTGCATCAGGATCAACATTAGGTTCAGCCCAGTACCAAGCAGGAGGTGTCAAGTAAGTGACATTTGCAATAGGAGGTGGAGGTGCTCTATCAGGATTGGAACCACCACTAGAGCCATTATTGGAAGCAAAAGGAAACGGCTTTTGTGGTCCAACTGGGTTCGTGCATTGGCGCTGAATTTGCAATGTGTATTGACTAGCTGTTTGCGGTTGACGCAATGTCTTCGTATAACCAACATTAGACGTCATTGTACTAAATGATTGATATTTTGCAGTAGTTGTGCTACATCCTGTAGGACTGCATTTAATACGGTGTCCGTCATAAATATAAGCCTTATTAGTATCATTGACACAAATATTAGAGGCTGCCTTGTTCTGAATATATAGCCATTGACTGGCATTATCTGACATAGTTCCAGTTGGATAAACAGGTTGTACCCAATAGTTAGGGTACTGACCATTATTGATCCACATATATTTCTTCTCAATCATTCCATCATTAGAGAGAACAGATGGCTTAATATATTCATATTGAGATCCTTGGTTAATGGCCTTTACAAGTGGGGAGTTAAAAACAACATTAATTGGGTAACGACCACCCATACCACCTGATCCCCAGCAAGGGAATTGACCACGAAATGGTGTACCAGTCTTTGAAAAGGCACTACTCTGACCGATATAGCCCTTGTTTCTTCTTCCACCATTAATAGAGAAACCAACCGGACCTGGGTTTTTTAAAGCTAGTGAAAGCATTTCCTTACCTGGACCTTGTGGAAGCCAAACGCCGCCAGGTCCCTTTCCAGACCTATTTGTACCATAATTAATAATTCCTTTCTTTTTAAAAGTTTGAAGTGACATATTATGATATAAGATAAGAATAAAATCCATTCAAAATCAAATCAACTACCGATCTGATCCGATTCCGATCCAATCCGATCCGATCTAAACCAATAATAATAGTCTTTTTAAAGGATCATTAATAATCAATCTTTTTAGAAGCCAATACAATTTTGTGTTTTTTAGCTTTTCCATTGATTTTTCATCTATCCCTGCCTTTTCTTTTATCCCTATCCCATTTATACAGTGAATAACCAACAAACCTAAACTATAATAAAAACATTTGTAACAAACTCTTGAAGGTATAGATTTCACTTCTAAAATTTCGGGAGCAATAAAACCCTTATTATTTTGAAAAGGTGTCATAAAAATAATTTCGCCATTTGAGTTAATCTTTTTAATATGAGAAGAGTTCATATAGGCAAAAATCAACTCATTTTTTATAGAAGATTCAATTATAATCACATCTTCTAATACTAATTTATAAAAACCAAAACCATTTCTCTCTAAGAAATCTTGTTGTAAATGAATATAATGAATCAAAATTAAACAGTCATTATAAGACAACTTCAATGAACTTGTTAGCCTAGATACTTTGTAAGAAGGTGGGAATTCAATAATAGAACTATTTTGTTTTCTTTCTTTTTTACATTTAATAAATTGATTTAATGAGAGAAGCAATAAATCAAAATATGGTTCTGATAATGATTCCATTATTATAAATTTATAAACATAGTCAAAAAAAAGATAAAATTTATACACAAAACAAAAAACAAAAAACAAAAAACAAAAAACAATTATATTAGTTAATTTAACGAAAATTTATTATTCTTGAATTAAAATGGAGTTTGAACAAATAAACAAAAAATATAATACAGAATTTACAAATAAATTATTGAAAAATCAACATATATTTTATAAAATATATGAGGAATGTGGATTTAATTTTGAACGTCCTTGTGGTTCTTATTTGTTTAATGGGCAAGAATACAGTTATTGTGATTTAATGTATGAAAAACAAGAATTATTATATAAGACCGTCAAAAATACTGAAAATGTATTAGAAATCGGAACATATATGGGACATTCTTTATTAATAATGTTATTATCAAACCCTTCAATTAAAATTACTTGTATAGATATTAGTGACAAATACACTTTACCTGCAGTAAATGTATTGAATAAATACTTCAATAATGCAATAACATTTATACATAGCGATAGCTTAACAGCTTTAACAGCTTTAAAAGAATTAAAAACCAAATTTGATTTTTTTCATATTGATGGTCTTCACGATAATGCATATATTACTAATGAATTTAACTTAATTAAGTCACTTAATTCAAATAAGTTATTAAAAGTTATCTTTGATGATCAAGATCATTTATTAGACCTGCAAAATGAAATTAGAGAAAATTACAAAGTTATAAAAAAAATAACACCAAATTGCAGTTGGAACAACGTTTATTTTGAAATTGAAATCAACTAACATCAACTAACAGTTATAGTTTATATTATTTTAGAATTTCTTTCCCAGTTATTTCTTTCCCAGTTATTTCTTTCCCAGTTGCTAGAAGAATCAATGTGCGATTTTTGTTTATAATGCCTACTATTCTTTGGCCCAGGACCAGTATTCTTTGGACCAGTATTCTTTGGACCAGTATTCTTTGGACCCGATTTATTCAAGAAAACCTTCCAAAACAAGAAACCATCATATATTATCTTAACATCTTTGCCTGATGTCACACGATCAATGATGTATTTACTCAAATCATTTGAGTTCCAATTAATATGAATGAAAGCGCTATAAAATTTCTCTCCTTTATCAGAAGTTTTCCAGATCATATCAACTTTGAAAACGTCTCCAATTCCCAATTCAGAGAATCTTTCAGCAATAATATTTTTATCTGTTTCGCCACTTAAACGAGGAATACATAAGCTTACACCTTGTGTTACAGTGCTGGAGTTATTGTAACATTTCTCCATATATTATAGTTCGGTTATTGTGTGACTTAAAAAACCAAAGATAAATGAGTTCAATTTTTTTGGAAATCAAACAAACTAACATAACACTTTCAAAAAAAATTGAAACAAACTAAATCAAATAAGTTATTGCATATTTCCAAACAAATCTTCTCTTTCAAAAATGCTATCAGTTTTATCTAACGCTGCTTATCAAATCAATAATGGCAGAAATCAGAATGTTGCAGTTGAAAGAAAATGTGGATTCTGTAGATGCTCTGGACACACTATAAAAGATTGCAAGCATCCAACTAAATATTTATTGCATGATAGAATAATGACAGTTGTAGCAATTACTGAGAAATTTCCTTTTCTAAAAGATTTATGCATCAGAAAAGAACTGGAGTTACTCACATTGACTGAGTTAAAAGTTCTATTATATCAATTTACAAGATATGGTGAAATGCCGAAGAACAAGGCAGGTTTAATCAAATCATTGACTCGCAAATATTACCATTCTTTCATTGAGAAAGCGGTTAAATATGGCCATCTTGTGGAACCATACATTAGAAAAATTCATAAGGAGTTTCAATTTGACATCAGAACTCCAAACAGGGTGCCAGATTCAAGCGCTCTAAGAAAATGCGCCGATATAGCTTACGAAAATCTGCCAGAAAAGCGCGTGGAATATTTCAAAATGACAACTTGGATTTCTCAGCAAATTGAACGCCATTATAAAGACTACACAGAGTTTTTAAAGTCTCAAGAGTTCACGCCACATCGCTTTGAAATCCAAGTTTATATTTCCTGGCTAGATGATGAAGATTTTCAATGTCCAATTTGTCTAGAAGAATTTGAAGACGAAGGTGTAAAATTGGGTTGCGATCACAAGTACTGTACAACTTGCATAGAATTGCAACTTAAAACTGCCTCAAAAGCTAGAAATTTCTGCCATCCAAACTGCGCTATGTGTCGTGCACCCATTAAAGACATGTGGTTCTATAAAGATGACTATGGTATAAATGATGCTGATGCTGACGCTATCCACGCTAAATATATAAAAAAGGATAAGCCATTAATAGATGATACTTATACAGAAGATGATACAGATGATGATACAGATGATATCTAGATATCTTAAGATAAAATTCTTAACCCATATAAAATTTTACCCCCCTAAAACAATATAATAAAAAATATTAAGAGAGAAATATTTTTTATTCGTAAAATCCCAAGACAAATAATCCGATCTTATATTGTGGGGAACCACAAATCCAATCCGACTTTAGCTCAATTGGTAGAGCGATTGACTGTAGTAGTATTAATACCTGTTGTTATCAATAGGTCGCTGGTTCGATTCCAGCAAGTCGGAAATAATAGCCCCATCAAAATATTGTATATATTTTTATATAATACAAAAAGCAACAACTAGATTGTATTATATAATTTTCAATAAAAATATAAATATAAAGAAATATAACAAAATATAGATATCTCATAGAATGTCTGAATGCGAAAAAACATTAATACTATACACTTTTCATAAAAAATCACAATATGTGGACTATTTTATTGAATATGCTATTTTCAAAGATCCAAATATTGATTTTTTAATAATAGTAAACAGCAAATATGCTAGAATAACAGTGCCAGAATATGTCAATGTAATTTATAGAGACAATATTGGATATGATTTTGGTGCTTGGTCTGAAGGTTTATTAACAAATGATACTTATAAAAGTTATGACTATTTTATATTTGCAAATTCATCTATTATTGGACCTTTTTTAAAACCAGAAGACACTCATAAATGGCCATCTTATTATATCAATGGTCTAAAAAAGAATGACAATACTAAGTTGTTCGGGTCAACTATAAATACCATTAAAAAACCTCTTTTGAGTCATGTACAGTCATTTATTTTTTCACTAGATAAAGAAGCTCTAGAATATTTAATAAAATGTGAAATTTTTAGTAATACAAATTATGCAACAAGAATGGAAGAAGCAATATGGCAAAAAGAAGTATTGATGTCAAGAAGAATTATTGAAAATGGCTGGAACATTGGTTCCTTATTGGATTATTATAAAGGTGTTGACTTTACATTTAAAACCAAGACTATAAACGAATACCCAAATGATTTTTTCTTAGACGAATTAAACTGGGAACATTATAATAATAAATTATGGACACCGTGTGATCTGATATTTATAAAACATAACAGAGATATTAAATATCATACGCCATTTCCAATTCCAATGTAAAACTATAGTCCATCAAATTCAACGGGACAATATCTCCATATTTGTTCAATAATTGTATACTGATTTTTTTGATATCCACAGGACCAAAATACTGTCTCTTCGGACTAAGAGTGGCCAAACTATCATCATAATAAGTCAGTGCATTGGTAACATTATTGTTATTATTTGTATAAGGGACCTTTGCCAATATGTTTTTATCAATATAACTGTTATGAAAAATAGCAAATAAGTTACTTGTATAATTTAAATTGAAATCGTCTAATACAAAATAAAAATATTCCAATGAATCTCCGCCATAAAGTGCCTCAGAAGTAAAAAACAATTCTTCTTGATAATGAACTTTCCGAAACCCTAGTATCCAGCCAAATGTTTTTGATAATGTTTGACTAGTTACACCAGGAATAATAAAGGTCATTTGAAAATTATTAAATCCATTTGCAACTTTCGTTTTTCCACTTACAGGATCAATAATAACAGAATAATCAGTAGAACTCAGACTATTATTCAATTCATTTTCAACCGCTTGTGCCAACCCCACCTGATCATAACAACCCTCTGGAATAACTATCAACGCCTCGTTTCCTGTCCCTGTATCGGATACATAAAATGAATTGTTTTGTAAAATATTAGAGAGAAGATAGATTTTCTCTGGAAGTTCAATAGATAGTAACTTCATTGAAACCACATTTTTCAATGTATAAGACAATGTAAAAACACAATCAGATGGAATACTAATACCATTTGGATCACGAAATAGTGTATTCATTGCTAAAGTCATTGTTGTAGTACGTCGGCGTAACTTATTCAAAACCCCAGGTGCAGTATCAGTATTAAATGTGTTTACTGGTTGAATAAAATTAGTAATAGATTCTTGGGGCTTGTCAATAATAAAGGAATTTCCTCCTCCACCCACAATAAGTGGGTTCTGCTTCAAGTTATCAATCAATATTTCTTTTGCTTCATTTAAAAAATGGATGACTTGTTTTGCAAGGAGAGAACCTCCAGGGATAGATTCCGATTTACTTCTTATTGCAAAAATCATTTTTTCTCTCATTGTTCGTTCTTTAACTTCAACATCTGTAACACTGTATCCTTTATTCAAACCAAAGAATCCCTCTAATTCTTCATCTTCATAGTTATCAATATCCAAATCTAAATCAGCAATTGAGTTAGATGGTTTTTTTACTTGAATAGGTTCTCTCTTTTTTTGATAAATAGAGTCAGAATCATTGATCATTGTTTTAAATGACTCCCTTGTTGTATTATTATTCATATTTCCCTTCATATTTCCGTTCATATTATTTGTTGGTATATAAATATTCTTATATTACAATATTTTTCATCCTCGTCATTAATCTAGTAATTAGTCCTTTTTGTTTGTTTTTCTCCTTGTCCTTGTCCTTGTCCTTGTCCTTGTCCTTCTGATTCTTACCATATACAATGGAGTTTTTGTTATAAAATTTAGTTCCAGTGAGATCTTCATTATTATTCAAAATATCCATACTTTTAAACGGATCCATCAATGTGGATATAAATGGATTCAATTCTAGTGGATTTTCAAGTTGTTTATAACATAATATATTGTTCCAAAATTTGCGAGCTTTAATAATTTCCGCATTTTCAATTTCCTTATGAAACATTTGATCAATAATTGAAAAGGCCGATTTGAGTAATAATATTTCTTTCACCATATTTTTCTTCAAATTAAATAGATCTACTAAATGTGGTTTTAATTCAGTTGAAAGAGACTTTTGACTAGCTTTTGATACAGCATTAATATATCTTATTTCATTTTTAACATTCTTCAAATCAGTAATCATCTTCTTACGATGATCGTCAATCTTCTTAATAACTGAAAAAATATTCGTATTATAAATTACGGGATATTTTCTACGAATGGCTGATGGTATAATAAATTGATTTGTCTCTTTAATTTCAGCAATTTTCTTTTCAACATCACACAACTTTTGAAACATTTCTTGTTCTAAGTCTTTTTTGGTCATAATAAATTCAGTCTTATTCTGAATTGCATTATTATTCAAATTATTATTCCCATTATTATTCCCATTATTCTTCTTATCAATATTGAAATCTCTGAACAATAAAACTGAACCAGATGTAAAAACAACAGAAGACTGCAACTTATCGTATTGATGTGCCGATATTTTATGTGCTTCTGATGCGGCATCTAACTTAAAATAATTTACGAGAGCCAATAAAAATGCAATAAATGCGTTTACAGATGATAAAAGCATAGAACCCCAAACATAAAATTGCACAATAGATGCTAGAACAGTTGCAGCAGTAGAAAGTAAAATAGCAGGCATCATCAATAAATTTAATTTATTTTCGCAATATTGCTTAGACTCCATATATATGATTTTTTGTCCCTTCAAGTAACTAGCCAAAATATCAAGTGACGATGAATATTTATGGTTTACACTACTATAATATTTATCAATACTTGCCTCTACTTGTTTATAATTTAGTTTTTTGTATTTAATGCCAAGACGGTTACCTGTACTAGACTGGTCACTTTTATCATTATTATTATCATTATTGTTATGATTGTTATTATAAATTAATTTGGTGTTTTCTTCGTTTTCAGAATCATAACTATCACTCAAGTCACTTGCACTTTCTGAAAAATAGTTATCATTGCCAATATTTAGTATATTTGATAAAGAACTACTAGAAATCCTTCGCTCGTTGACCTTTTCTTGACTTTGATCTTGACTTTGATCTTGATCTTGACTTTGATCTTGATCTTGACTTTGATCTTGATTTTTATATTTTTTTTGACTTTGATTCTTATTCAACTTTTTGTAAGATTTTAAATGGTTAAATGATTCCTTCATTATTTCAAATTGAGCATCAATTTCTTCAGTTCTGACTTCTTGCAGTTGTATTCCATTTCCTTCTTCTATATTAAATAAAATGTTATCTTGATCCATAATATTAACTCATATAAAAAGTTAATAATCAATCATCCACTATAAATCATCCATAATGAAGACCAAAAATATAAATAATAATATTATTAGATTTTATATGGCAAGATCTACACGAAAAAATAATCCTTGGGCTGGTTGGAAGAGAGAAAAACCTGGATATCATCAAAAAACAGTAATGATGAAGAAATGCGGTAAAAAATGCTTCCTTGGATCTAACAAGAAATTCCCTATTTGCAAGAAAAATACTTGCAAAATTAGCAGAAAAGGAGTATATGCTGCTTATGTGAGGGCTAGACAATACAAACACCATAAGATTTCCAATAAGGCCAAAAACCTATTGAAAATGATGTAAAAATCCAATAAACGATTATAAATTATAATATAAAATCAATATTATAATATATTATATAATATCAAAATCATAACATGTCAGAAGAATGGGGACATTTCATAAACATTGAAAACAATAAAGCAATAACTCATCCAATGCAGTCTTTAATCAACTATAGAGATGAAGATGATGAATACAATTTCAATAAATATTATTATGAAAATAATAGGTTTGAATATCATTATATTTTGAGCAAAAACAAAAACAAAAACTCAGACATAGAGTCAGAAAAAAACACAGAAACAGAAACAGAAACAGAAACAGAAACAGACGAAAACAACTATAAATTCAATAAAAATAATAGATTATTATTCTTTGCATATATTTTGTTCAGTATTTGTAGTTTTAGTAGATGTGTTGTAAATTCTTGTAAATCACTAGCATCCTTTGTTTCATTTACATCAAATAATGTAAATTCATAATAAAAAATTGAATAAAATTTATTATGAAAATAGTATGCATATTATTAAGCAAAATGGAGTCATTATGTCAAACACTTATGAATTGTTGTATTTATATGCAATGGTCATCTATTCATTGTTGTTGTTGTAAAAGCCAAAGCCAAGACAAATACCAAACACAAACACAATATTTGTCACCTATTATGTGGAATGAAGCAATACCTTTTGTTCCTCCAATTCACAAAGGACAGGTGATAAAAGTATACGATGGAGATACGATTACAATTGCAGCAAAACTACCTTATGTTGAATCGCCACTTTATAGGTTTCAAGTGAGACTTCTAGGTATTGATAGTCCAGAAATCAAAGGCAAAACACAAGAAGAAAAAGATGCTGCACATCTCTCACAAAAAGAGCTGGAATCATTGATTTTACAAAAAATGGTGTACTTAAAAGATATTGCACAAGAAAAATATGGCCGCATCTTAGCAAATGTTTATGTAGATTACCCAACTCCAGAAAATCCGAAAAACCAAATTCATTTAAACCAATGGATGTTGGATAAAGGCTACGCATTCCCTTATGATGGAAAAACAAAAAAAGCATTCAAATCTTCATATGTTTAAAGGTCTTCAATCAAGTTTGGCTCCACCTTTCTTAAAGGTGGTCTTCAATCAAGTTTGGCTCCACCTTTCTTAAAGGTGGTCTTCAATCAAGTTTGGCTCCACCTTTCTTAAAGGTGGTCTTCAATCAAGTTTGGCTCCACCTTTCTTAAAGGTGGTCTATAGGTCATAAACCGACTGCATTGTCAAACAAAACGAATAATCCATATTGTTCAAATCAATAACTCTGCCAAACTCATCCAATAACTGAATGTTTAATTTTTGAATATCCACTGGTCCAAAATAAGTGCGAGCTGTTGTCACAATAGACAAATTATTTTCAGAAATATTGATAAATGAACCATCTTGATAAGAAATGCGAGCCAATATATTTTTATTTAGTATGGATGATGTAAATGCACTATAAAAGCTGTTATTCACATTGTTGTTATAATCATCCACCACTAAATAAAAGTACTTTGGTCCAGTTAAATTCACTAGACCTTCACTCACATAATTAATATTTCCCTCGTAAATACCTAAACGGAATCCAAGATGCCATCCAAATTTCAATGGTAATGGTGTGCCAACATCAGGATTTCCCTGTAAGTTCGCTTGAAAATCTAGTATTATACTTGTACCTGTACCATTATAACCAATCACCATTTGACCAGATCCACTTGAAGACGGTGTAATATTAATGGTAAAAACTAAATTTGCAAAGTCACCTCCGACTACTGTAGTTACATAATTGTTTAAATACGCGACTAAATCAGCTGGTGTATAGTTACCATCAGGAACAATAATTGCTGCTCTATTTTCAGCTCCACTAATTTCAACTATAGTTATCCAGAAAAAATTATTGCCGTATTGTTTTGAAACAACATAATAAGTGGTCGCGACTTCAAATGCAGAAAGTTGTAATGACAATACATTACCAAACCTAATAGGAAGATCTAAATGAAAATTTGTGGACTGAGTATTGTAATAGTTCTCTCTGAAACGCGTATCAATATTCAAATATTGACGAATGCTTCTCTTTTTCAATGGATTGATTGTACCAGGATAAAACTCATTTGGGAAAGACTGGGAAAACGGTGTAGCTGGTCTTTCAATAATGAACTGACTACTATTTTCACTTATTATCTGGGAAGGCCTGAGAGAAGTATCAGTATTATAAATATTCATTGACTTCGCCTTATTGAAGATTTCATTTCTGATAGAAGACACAAGATTATCTTTTGCCTTTTGTAAGAATTCCAAAGTTTGACTACGAACAATATCGGTTACTGAAGGATCTGAAACAATATTGTCTCTTAATTTGTTTTCTCTCAACTCAATAATTGCAACATCATAGTTTTCTGGAAGCCCGAAAATTTCTTCTAATTCTTTCTTTTGGTAGTTATTAATATTCAAGTCAAAACTCATATATATTAGTATAATAGTTTTTTAAGCTTATTAAATCATAATGAAAAAATGGATTTCTCCTAATAATTATTATTTACTGCAATTCTGACTACCTAGCTATATAATCAATTCTATCTACATACTATCTACTATCTAGTTTCCTTCATTTTCAACCTTCAATCACATTTCTAAGACGTCTTCCATCCTCGGCGCTCCTCACACTCAACCAAACGGATTGTTTGTTTTTCAAATCATCTCCAAAGAAAGCAGCCCGAGCCTGATTCAGAGATGTATATTCATTTCCTGTTTCATTTATAACCCATCTGTTTTCCTCCTTGGAATCACCTTTCTTGAAGGTGAGGTTCATAACTTGATTACACGAATTGAGGTAAGCTTTGAATCCATCTGGCAGCTGATCTGCATATGTTCCGTTAGCCTTTTCCGCATTTGACCAAAGACGCCTTTCCACAATGAGATTTTGTTCTTCGGCTTGTTCCTGTTCCTCTTCCTCTTCTTGTTCCTGTTCCTCTTCTTGTTCCTCTTCCTCTTCTTGTTCCTCTTCCTCTTCTTGTTCCTCTTCCTCTTCTTGTTCCTGTTCCTGTTGTTCTTCGGACAAGAAGGTCTCATCATCGTCAAGAGGCCTAGAATTTTCGTAGCGTGTCTCCAAGTCTTTGTACTGCTCTTCTAAGACACCATAATTCCCTTCTAATGCTTCGCAATGCTCTTCTAATTCTCTGCAGTGCTCTTCTAAAGATCCGCAATGCTCTTCTAAGTCTCTGTATGCCTTAGTCAATTCGCTGACTCTGGACTGCGCCTTGGAAATTTTTCTAGCATCCATTTGCCTGAGAATTCTGTAACACTCGGACTGGTCTTCTAACTCTTTCTCGTGCTTTTCTTCATCCTTGATTCTGAGCGCCTTCAGATTTCTCACCTCTCTTTCCAACTGAACATTTTTAATTTTCTTGAAAAGCCTGGATAAGATTCCGTAAGCTACAAAACCGCATCCAAATATGGCGGCAGATTCTGCAGGCGAAATCTCAAACTTGGTTGGAAACACAACCTTGCTTGAAAACTGGGAAATAATTTGGTTAATGCTGGTCATCATTTTTGATAAGACTGTTGTTGCTGCTAAAGTGTACAGTTTATAAAGAGAGAAAAAAGCATTTCAATTTTTTACAACCTTTAGGAAAGGTTGTGCCAAAATATAGCTTTACTAATTTTTACAAGTTATCTAGCTACCTAACTACTTATTCCTAGCTACCTATCTACTTGTTCCTAGCCATAGTTCCTTGGTGCCATCTTGTATCCAGTGCTGAATTTTTTGAGTGATGCAATTTCTTTCTCTCTCTTCTCCTTTCTTTCCCTTTCTTCCCTTTCTTCCTTTTCCTGTCTCTCTTTCTCTTCCTTCTTCGCTTCCTTGACTTTCTCTCTTCGCTCCTCTTCCTTTTTCTTCATCTCGGGACTCTGTACCTGTAAAACGAAGTCTATGTGTACATTAGGTCCTAAGTATAAGCTCAGCAATGTTTGTGTTGCCGAACTGGTCCTTTTTCTAAGGGGCTGTTTGGTTGCCAGTGGTTGGGACTTGTACGAGCTCATTTGGTTTCGGTTGGTTTGCTTTTGCTTTTGCTTTTTGGAATGGGAATTTGTACAATGGTCTGTATAAATTATTTCCATTTCAAATTTTTTTTATTTTTCATTCTAACAGAAGTTAGAAATTTAATTACTAATTTTTAAAGTAAGCCAGTCCATTGATCTTTCAGAAAAGCAGCGGCGAGCTTCTTTCTCCAAAATCAATGCCATTTCTTCAGTTCCAGGAAGCGAAATCCATCCATCTGAAATATATTTGAACATTCTTACTCTAAAAAGCTCGGCAGCAGTGGACCAAAATTCTTCATAAGATTTTTCAGGGTAAAAGTGCATACTATACAAAACACATCGTGCCACAATATAGCCTTCCAATAGATCTGCGTGTCTTGCAACGTGATAAGCCCGTTGCCATTTTCCGTGACAAGGAAAGATTAACTCGCCATTAGAAGCCAAAACATCAGCATTGAGCGCCTTCAACTTTGAATAACTCATTGTGTTTATGATTCCAACAAGAGAATCTGCATCTTCTCTAGTCCATCCCTCGCCCAAAAGGAAGTCTCTGATTTCGTCCGAAGCCTCTTTTGTTTTTGTATACTTACCATCACACATATCGTGAAGACCTGCTGAATAAATTGCCATTTTTCTCTCTTCATCGCTGACATCCTTCAATAATTCCAATATATCCTGAGCTCTTGAAATCGTTCCCAATGCATGTTTTAGTCCGTGACTTTCGTCAATGGCATACTTAACGCACTGTTGTTTAATAAAATCTACAAGTGATTGCATCTTATGTTTTCTGTTTTGGTAAAGTGTGACTTAGTTCAAGAAGAGGAAAAGTTTTCAATTTTTTCAGAAAAAATAAAAAATGAGCCTAGTTGCCCATTTTTTATTGATTATAATTATTTAATTGTCTACTATCTACTATCTAACTACTACTATCTACGTCTAGCTATTTTTTTTAGAACTCTACTTCAATCTGATTCGCCCTCTTGGCTAGTCCTAGTTCCAGGAGATCGCCGAGGTCTGAAATCACTCCAGTAAATTTGTTCTTGAACATCTGATTGAACATATCTGGAAACTCCTCGCTTTGCACTTCTACTGGATCCCACTCTTCCCAGAAGTCGGTATCAATATTGTGGGATTCGGATCTTTTCAGTTGACAAGAATCATCAAAGCAGGTCGCAATATCGCGAGTCAACCCGTTCTTAGGCTCAAGCTCCGGCTCCATTTCTTCTAATGGCTCGTATACTACTTTGAATACTTCTCTGAACTTGTTGCCGGTAACTGCGCAAGTAACGATCTTTTCCTGGCCGTAAATTGCATTCCTGAGTTCTTCAATCTCGTACTGCATATTCTGAATCTCCATATTGATCTCGTCAACTACTGTCTCTTCTGGTTCTGGTTCTGGTTCTGGTTGGCGCTCTGGCTCAGGAAATTGAAACCCGGATTGCTCAAGTGCATCACGCAGCTCATTGATCTCACCTTGCATCACCTCCATATCCCACATTATGTCTTCAAGAACAGAATAAGGTACTGTTCTATCCGAAGCTGCAATGGCCGAATTCGTAAGCTCATCGGGAAGACCGGACGCTATTGCAAGAGGCTCCATAAAGTCGGGGCGAATATTGATGACTTCCTTGCGTCTCTCTGGTCCGACACGCTTCGCCGAAGTGTTCTCTAGAACGACCCAGTACCAAGGAGTGTCATACTCCAAGAAACACTTCTGATTCGGGTCTGACGCGCGCTCCTGGAATCTGGAGGTAAACGAGTTGTTGTTCCAGATCTTGAAGTGAACATAGGCAGCGTTGTAGTTTCCCTTTAACACAAGGTCAACGCGCTCTACTTCTCCGAGGCCGAAACTCTGAACACAATTTTTAATGCGGTCTGCTGTAATATTGAGAAATACACGAGGAATAAATAGGCTCATATCTTGGTTAACGGAAGACATTCTGATTGTTGGTTGCTTTGCTTTTGCTTTTGCTTTGTAAATGGACAAGTTGTACCATAACTCATAAAAAGAAAAAGCATTTCAATTTTTTCCACCTTTAGAAAAGGTGGAGCCAAACCATAACATTACTAATTTTTTCAACTTTTTGAAAAGATTTTGCATAAAATCAAACCAAGGAAGGAAAAAAGTATATTATTAACTACCTAACTACCTAACTAACTAACTACCAAAGCATTCAATAGTTAAAACTTAAATCTGAATAATATTTGTATTTTCCGTCCTTTCCCAAGACAATGTTGCCGTGTAGCAACTGCTCATCTAACCAACGCGTTCCGGCTTCCTTGTTGAGTCTTCCATACCATTCCTTCCGCGAATATTCACAGAATCCTCTGTCCAAATATTCGTCAATGTCTTCTTTAAATTTTTCATATTCATTGCGTCTTAATTTTTTTTTCCAATCTCTGTACTCCTCTGGAGATAAGGTGGCCTTCTTTTCGGCTTTTAGTTTTTGTCTCTCCATTTGTTTCTTTTTCTCCTTTTCTTTTTCCTCTTCTTCTTCCTGTCTTTCTCTCATTTCTATTTCCAAATCCAAACGCTCATCCTCTCTGATTTCTTCTTGAACTCTTTCGTAAAATGGTTCGGGAATTTCTCCAGATCTTTTACCTCGCTCATCAAATCTATGAAACCAACCATTTCCATACTCATAAAACATATGCTGTTTATAAAGTGAATAGTCCTTATCTTCTCTCTCCTTCTTCTCCTTGGCAATGCGTTCCCTCCTTGCTTTTCTCTCCAAGTAAGCTTCGTGTTCCTTCCTCTTTCTATCCAAGTAAGCTTCGTGTTCCTTCCTCTTTTTCTCTACTGCATCAGATTTTATCTTTGCTTCAAGTGCATCAGATAGTGACTTATCTTGAGGTGTCATCGCTTTCTTTGCTAGTTGTGCCCAGCTACTTCCAACTGTATGACCAGTTCTCTTATCATTTGTGATTGTTGTTGTTTTTGATTGCATCTTGAATTCTTAGTAAGTTGTAACTCCAATAAACTAATGTCAAAGTATTTCAATTTTTTTAAAAGTGGATTTTGATCTACTTTTTTTAAAGGCTGAATTTGTCTACACCTTTTTTACATCTTTTTACACTTCAAACGCCGATTTTTTAATATTTTATATAATATTATATATTATATAATGGCAGGAAAAAAACGCTCTGGATTAGCAAATGATAGAAGAGCTTATGGATATGGTAGATGTTACACTCCTACTCCTACTCCTATTCCTACTTATGACTACACATTTACAGGAAATGGTGTACTAACTCAAGCAATCGTAGATGAAAATATTGGAACTGCGCAAAATATTTTTATAGTAGGTTATACAAGTATTGGTAATAGCGCGTTCTTTGGTAAAACTCAAATTATATCTGTAATAATTGGTAATTCGGTTACAAGTATTGGTAGTTTTGCGTTCGCTGGTTGTACCAGTTTAACATCTATAACATTTACACCAACTTCAACACTTGCAACTATTGCTGGTCAGGCGTTCAATAGTTGTACAGCATTGACATCTATAACAATTCCCAATTCGGTTACAGGTATTTCTGGAAATGCGTTCATAAATTCTGGGTTAACAAATGTTACTATAGCAACAAATCCTCAAATTATTTCAGGAATTACATTCACACCATCTCCACCAACAGTTACATTTTTTGGAAAAGCAGGTGTTACTATTGTTTATCCTTAAACAATTACTAACAATTCAGGCGTTTGAAATGTAAAAAGGT